TTTAAGGACGTTGACTTATGCACCGAATACGGGTCTACCTAATAAAAACCTTGGTGTTGATCATGCTTTTGATGCTTTCGGTTATTTATGTTTACAACAGTTCAATTTGGCAAAACCTGAAACTTTAGGGCAAACTGGGTACAGAATTTACTAGAAAAAATGAAAAAGTCTGCTGGAACAAAGAGATGTGAAGGATATTTAGCTAAGGTAAGGGGGAAAAAGAAGTCAACTAAGGCTTCTACTAAAAAATCCAAGAAAAAGTAACTATGGAACTTACTAAAGAGCAACTGGACATTGTTGAAGAGCTAAAAGGAAAGAGGATTGCGGGTTTATGGGATGTTCGCTGTCAACAATATCTGGATAATAAATCCAAAACTTCTACTGAAAAGGCTGAAAAAGTAGACAGTACAAGTTAGACTATCAGAAATAGTCTATTTTATTTTAGATCATGGCTTTCTATCGTGGCGAAGAAGGCTCCGTTAAGTTCAAAAATGGAACTGGAACAGTTGCTGCTGTTGCATCTACACGGAGTTGGAATTTTTCTTTAACAAAGGATGTTTTAGAAACAACTGCACAGGGAGCTACGACTAGAGCGTATGTTGGTAGTTTTATTGACGGTAGTGGATCTGTTGAATTGCTTTACACAGCATCTTCTGGTGATGCAACACAAGAGTTTTTGAAAGATGTTTTAGCAGCGCAAGATCCTGCTGACGCACAATTCGAGTTATATTTATCAACTTCAGGTTCTAAAAAGCTTGCATTTAACGGTATTGTGACAGGAGCAGAATTTTCAACTTCTGTTGGTGACTTACAAGTTGTTAACATTAGTTTTCAAATGAATGGCGCATTAACATCTGACGCTATCTAAGAGGTAAACAATAACGGGGTAATTTCGTGACGTACTCTGTCCCTGGTCCAATTCGTACCAACATTACAAGTTCTACCAGTGTAGGTGGTTCTGATAGTCCATTTACTCGCACTCGTGCGGTGATGGACATGGTAAAGGGGTGGGAAATTATGAAGGCCGTTACGAATGGAACTGAATATTTAAGAGATAATTCAGAAGCTTTTCTTCCTCTTGAGCCACGGGAGGATTACACAGCTTATTTATCTAGAGTAAATCGAGCAGTATTTTCACCATATACGCAGCGATTAATTAGAGCAGCAACAGGTTTAATAATGAGAAAGCCTATTACTTTAATAGGTGATCCATATTGGACTGATGTATTTGCTAAGGATGTTGATGGATGTGGATCGGATTTAGATGAGTATGCAAGAAGGGTACTTATTTGTTCTTTGACCTATGGTCAGAGTCATATTTTAGTTGATTATCCTGCACCAACAGGGGCATTAACTCTGGCAGAAGAAAGAGCGCAAAATAGAAGGCCATATTGGATAGAAATTGATCCAACGAATATTTATGGCTGGAGATTAGATCGAGAAGTGAATTATGGCACCTTAATACAGGTAAGAATTGCTGAAAAAGCAGTTGTACCGTCAGGGGAGTTTGGTGAACAGGTGTTTGATCAAGTTAGAGTTATCGAGCCAGGGGAATACCGTGTTTATCGGAAGGTTTCACCTAAAAAAGACCTAATTAACCTGCAAGATACAACTTATGCGGGAAATTTTGATGGCCCAGAGAATGAAAAAGACTATGAGTTAGTTGATTCTGGGGTGTTTTCTTTAGGAGAAGTGCCTTTAGTTAGTGTTTATTCAGGTAAAACTGATACTTTGACGAGTAAGCCACCTTTATTAGATATTGCGTACTTGAATTTGGCACATTTCCAACGTCAAGCTGACTTAATTCATAGTTTGCATGTTGCATCTCAGCCAATGCTGGTATTAGAAGGTTGGGATGATCAAACGAAGGATATGGCGATTAGTGTTAACTATGCGATGGCGACTCAACCTGGAAATAAGGTGTATTATGTCGAGCCAGCAAGTAGTGCATTTGAAGCACAGACTAATGAGATACAAGAATTACAGCTTCAGATGGCAACATTAGGGATTAGCACGTTATCTCAGCAAAAATTTGTAGCAGAATCAGCAGATGCAAGACGTTTAGATCGTGTAGATACAAATTCAATGCTTTCCATGGTTTCTCTTGAGTTAGAACAGAAATTACAGAAGGTATTTAATTTATCGGCTAGTTACTTAGGAATTGAGCCACCTGAAGTCAAAATTAGTCGTGATTTTGATATTGAGAGGTTAATTGGACAAGATATAACAGCTTTAACTTCCTTGTTTGATCAAAAAGTTATAGATAGAGAAGAATTTAGAGATATTTTGGTCCAAGGTGAAGTTCTCCCTACTGCAAACGAGACTGAAGCTAGTTAATACACTAGAATAATAGTTAAGTATTAATTTCTTACTATGCCTTCCATAAGCATGGATAACGGTGTAAGAGCAGAAGACTTAGAGGCTGCATTAGCGGCTGAAAATGGAACTGCTACACCTGCTCCCAAAGCAACAGCTCCTGCACCAAAAGCAAAAGCTCCTAAAACTGAAACTAAAGCTGCTGAATAAACATGGTTGAAGAACAAGTCATCCAGCCTGAGTCTGTGACTCCTGCTGAACAGCCCGTGGCTGAGACTCCATCTCCACAAGCACCTAACCTTGACAGTGTTAAGGCTGAATACGAAAGTAAAATTTCTGCTTTGGAGGCAAAAATCGCCGAAGAAGGCGAAAAATTCAAAGGCATCAAAACTAAATTAGATGATGTCTATAAGAAAGCAGATGACCAAAGGAAGCAAAAGCTTGAAGACCAAGGGCAGTGGAAACCCTTATGGGAAGAAGCAAACAAAACAGCCCAAGAAAAAGACCAAGAAATAGTTACTTTAAGAGAAGAATTAAAGCAATTAAAGACCTCGAATGAGGCTGCAAACATTAAAACGTCAGCACTTTCAGCTATCAGTAATTCTGGTGCGGTAAATGCTGAACAAATGTTATCTTTGCTTCAAGATAGACTAAAAAGGAACGATAGCGGTGACGTTGTTGTTCTTAATGGAGGCGTTGAACAGGATTTAGGAACTTACATAGGGAACCTAAAAAATCCTGGTAGTGGATGGGAACATCACTTCAAACCTAGCTCTGCGGCAGGGATGGGTGCTAAACCTTCTCCTACATCAAATGTCTCTCCAGGCATGACTAATCCCTGGAAAGAAGGTACTATAAACATGACCCAACAAATGGTCTTAGAATCTTCAGAGCCAGAACTCGCAGCCGTGCTGAAGAGGGAAGCTCAATCCAGTTAGTTCTGTGAACTAACAGCCGAGTCTGTGACTTGGACCTCGTTAAAGAATCCTCCTAATTAGAAATGGCAGCCCCGTTTCAGAATTACTCTGGCGGTGTCCTTCTTGCGGACATCGTAAAAAGAAATAATTTGTCTCGCTATGTAAGTGAGGCAATCAAAGAGCGCAGTTTATTCCTTAAAAGTGGTGCTGTAGCTCGTAGTTCTTTCCTTGATGCCAAGGAAGGTGGTACACGCATCCAAGTTCCTGAGTTTAACCCTGTTTCACCTACTGAAGAGGTGATGACTGGTGCAGCTAACTGGGGAACATCTACTGCTGGTTATTTAACACCACAGAAGATCACCACAGACACACAGATTGCATCAATCTGCCACAGAGGTTTTGCCTATGCGGTTGATGACATTGCAACATTGGCTGCTGGTGAAGATCCAATGCTTCATATCCGCAACCAGCTTGCAGATGCAATCAACAAGCTAAATAGCCAAAGATTGTTCTATCAATTACATGGTTTATTTGGTGGCGCTCTATCTGGCAACAAGCTTGATCTAGCAAAAGCTGGTACTGGTGCTACTGACGATAACTTCTTAACAGCTTCTGCTGTTTCAAGAGCAAGAAATCTTCTTGGAGAGCGTGGTGACGAGCTAGACACTCTAATCGTTCATCCTTCTGTTGGTTTCTATCTTTATCAGGTAGGATTGTTAACTTTCTCTACCGCAGCACTAGCCGCTTCTGGCGCAGTGACTTGGGGTGGCGGTGGTGCTGGCGTTGATGCTAAGAGCATCGGTACATTCGCTGGCATGAACGTTATCATGGATTCTCAGGTCAACGCTGTTGTTCCTGGTTCCAGTGGTCATCAGACTGAGTTCTATTGCTACCTAACTAAGGGTGGAACAATCCTTGAAGGTGTGCAGCAGGAGCTAAGAATAGAAGCTGATCGCAACATCTTGTCTAAGCAAGACGTTCTTTCTGTTGACTATCACACTGCGTATCACGTTATGGGTACTAAGTGGGTAGATGCTGGTGACAACCCAACAAACTCAAACTTGGGTGCACATGCTAAGTGGAACGCT